AGACCAAGCGCGCGCAGGCCAACATCAAGATGGCGCTGCACCGTAGGCGCCTGGTGGCGGCATGAGCGAGTGGAGGACGAAGTGCAGGGCGTGCGATGAGCCAGTCGTGCCAGGCAGAGCATGGTGTCGGGAATGCTTGAAGCGCATTGCTTACTGGGGCGTCGTGGATAGGCGTGACGACATGACTCACAAGGACGCACGCAAGGCGGGGGTCTACACGTCAAGGGCGCTGAAGGCCTGACATGGCATCCCTTCCACTCAAGCCATGTGCATCTCCAGGGTGTAGGGCACTGGTCAGGGGGCAAGCGAGGTGCGCCACTCACACCAAGGCACGCAACAGCGTTGACCGCGGATACGACAGCGCGTGGCGAACGCTGCGTGGCCTATTCATCAGGGCCAACCCCATGTGCTCTGCGCGTGGATGCACGAAGCCAGCAGAGATCGTCCACCACGTCGTGCCCACGAGCGAGGCCATGCACCTGCGCCTGGACGTGCGCAATCTGCGATCCCTGTGCAGGGCGCATCACGGGCAGGAGCACGGGGAGATGGGGACGTGGGATTGAGCATCACTCAGAGTCAAGGCGCATCGTGGACTACCCACGAGGGACGCCCGTGCAACCCCCTGAAAGTAGGCGATTTGACGCGCCCAGACAATCCCCAATGGAATCATGAACGCGCAGGACTTTCGCACTCATGTCTAGTCCGCGTGTTTCGCGCGAGGCAGAGAAAAGCAGTCAAAAGCAAAGGGAGATCAGATGCCTAGAGGTGGACACAACAAGAAGCAGCCGCCCGTCCAGGCGGGGCCGAGCGCACTGGAGAAATGGCCGAAACCCCCGGAAGACTTCACGGAAGCCGAGGTGGTGTCCTGGTCGCGGGTAGGTCGGGCCGTGATGGCGGCGAGGTCGGTAGGGCCTGGGGACCTGATCCTCGCTGAGCGCCTGGCGCAGCTCCACGCCCGCGTGTCGGAGGCGATGAGGGACCCGGAGACGGCGAACGCTTCACTGGCGGCGACGATGCGCCTCGAGGCGGACCTGCTCAACCGGATGGGGCTCACGCCGCTGGCTCGTCGGTCGATCGGTCCACTGTCGAAGCCGAAGAAGGGCGGCGGCCCGCTGGATGAGTTCTAGCGTTCAGGTGGCGGCGAAGAAGCGCAAGCCGAAGAAGCGCGACCACGCGAAGATCGCGGCGGCATTCTCGGCCTCTGTGCTCGACGGGAAGTTCCCGGCCGGGGAGTTGTTCAAGGCCGCGGTCCGGCGCCAGGCCGCGGACGTGAAGCGGCAAGGGCCGGACTTCGCCTACGTGTTCGACAGCGAGATCGGCGCGAAGACGTGCCGCTTCCTCGAGCTGCTCCCGCACGTCGAGGGGCCGCTCACGGGCAAGCCGGTGGTGCTCGAACCGTGGCAGGTGTGGGCGATCGTCACCGCATACTCCTGGGTCAACAAAGTCACGGGCTATCCCAGGTTCCGCCGACTCACGTTCTTCATGCCGAAGGGACAGGGGAAGACGTTCCTGGCCGCGGGGCTCGCGCTCGACACGCTGGCGCGCGGGCTGCTGGGCGAGAAGGTCTACAGCGCGGCGACGACTCGTGACCAGGCTGGCCTCAGTTTCCAGACGGCGCGCATGATGCTGAATCTAGCGCCGGCCGTGCGCGACCACTTCGGCCTGGTCGTCGAGCAGCACCAGATTGTCCGGCCCGAGTCGGGCTCGCACTTCAAGCCGATCAGCGCGGAGGCGGGTTCGGCCGAAGGCAAGATCCCGGCGTTCATTCTCGAGGACGAGATCCACGCTCACAAGTCGCGCGACCTGCACGATAACTTACGGTCAATGGCGGCAAAGTTGCCCTATTCTCGCCAGGTAGTCATAAGCACGCCGGGCTTTGATATGAGCCCGCAGGCAATCGGATATGAGGTCTATTGCTATGCTCGGGACATCCTGACGACGGGGGTCACCGACGACTCCCAGTTCGCGCTGCTCATCGACGCCGACAAGGAGCTGGACCCCTGGGAGCCCGCGACGTGGCGGATGGCGAACCCGAACATGGGGATCAGCATCGACTCCGTGGAGGTCGCGAACGAGGCGAACGAGGCTAGGCAGGTTCACTCTAAGCAACCCTCATTCAAGACCAAAAGGCTCGGGTGGTGGGTACAATCCGCCAGCTCGTGGATGGACCTCTCGGCCTGGGACAAGTGCCACGACCTGGAGATGACACGCGAGGAGTTCGACGGCGAGTCGTCGTTCATCGGCATCGACCTAGCCCAGACGCGCGACCTGTCGGCGAAGGTGAACGTATTCGTTCGGGTGATGGAGGACGGGCAGCGACACTATTTCGTCTTCTGCCACGCGTACCTGCCGGGAGAGTCCGAGACGCTCCGGCAGGGCAACGACACGTTGCGGGTCTGGGCAGACGACGGATACCTGTCGTTGACGCCGGGCCGGTCGATGGAGCCGACGAAGATCATCCTGCCGGAGATACTCGAGGACATCGACCGCAACCCCGGGAGCGAGGTGTGCCTGGACCCGTGGGGCGCCGTCGCGCTCGTCCAGGAGTTGACGGCGGCCGGGTATGAGAGCCAGGTCGTGCAGATCCGGCAGGGCGCGAAGACTCAGTCAGCCCCGATGCAGGAGATGGAAGCCGCGGTGTTGGACGGCCGCGTCCATCACGACGGCGATCCGCTGCTCCGGTGGTGCGTCGGCAACGTCATCGCCAGGGCGGACCGAAACGGGAACATCGCGCCGGACCGGGAGAGCGACGGGAAGAAGATCGACGCCGCGGTGGCGCTCATCAACGCGCTCGTGCGCGCCATGCTGGGTGTCGAGCCCGCTTATTCCAACGGCGAGGGCCTGTCCGAACTGTAGGGAACGCGGCACCTTGTCAGGACCTACTCGACGCATACGCTAGTCCCTCGTGGGATTCTGGTCTCGCGTCGGTGGCGCGTTGGGAGTGCGGGCGGCGTTGACGTCGCCCGTCGATCCGTCGCGTTCACTGCTCGCGTCGCTCCCGATGGGCTGGATCCCGTCGAGCCTTCGCCTGTCGATGGACGAGGCGACGAGTGTGTCCGCGGTCTGGGCCTGCATCCAGACCATCTCGACGGCGATCGCGTCGTCCCCGTGGCTCGTCTACTCGGTCAGCGGCAGGAAGCGGACCTACCTCCCGGACGACAAGCTCGCGTTCGTGCTGAACCAGCGCGCGAGCGACGAGGTCACCGCCATCGGATGTCGTGAGGCGCTGATCTTCGGGGCGCTGGCGACCGGTGCAGGGTACGCGGAGATCGCCAGGGACTCGTCGGGGCGCGTGACCGGGCTCCTGCCGCTCGACCCGACGGCGATGCTGCTCTGGCGCGTGCCGGACTCCGGGAAGCTGCTCTACGTCTACTCGCAGCCCGGCGGGCAGGTGTTCCTGGATCCGAAGAACGTGTTCCACCTTCGCGGGCCGGTGTCGGTGTTCGGGCTCATGGGCGACAGCCTCGTGGGCCGGGCCTCGCGCGCCATCGCGCTGGCCGCCGCCGCCGAACGCTTTTCTCTCGCGTACCTGTCGAACGGGACCGTTCCGAGCGGCGTGCTGAAGTACCCGCAAAAGCTCGACCCGAAGTCGCTCGAGCGAATCCGGGAGCAGTGGGCCGAGAAGATGTCGGGGCCGCGCGCCGGCGGGAAGCCGCTCATCCTGGAGGGCGGTATGGAGTGGGCGTCCATCTCGGCGGACCCGGACAAGGCGCAGCTCAGCGCGACCCAGCAGTGGACGGTCGAGAACATCGCCCGGTACTTCAACGTGCCCCTGGTCAAGCTCGGCGTGGCCGCCGCCGCGCAGGGGTACGGAACCAACATCGAGTCGCTCAACCTGGAGTGGACGCGGACCGGGCTTCGGCCTTGGGCGCTTCGCCTCGAGCAGGAGGCGAACGCGAAACTGTTGTCGCCCTCGCCCTACCGAGAGACGTCGATCGACATGGGGTGGCTCGTCCGCGGCGACGCGAAGACCCAGGCCGAGGCGGACAAGATTCGGATCGAGAGCGGCGTCTACTCCGTGAACGAGATCCGCGAGGAGCTGGGCGAGAACACGATCGGGACGGAGGGCGACATCCGGTTTGTCTCCGGCGCGCTCGTTCCGCTGACCGACACGCTCCTCGACATCCAAGAACTTGCCGCGAAGGAGCCGGAGCCTGCGCCGCCGCCGAGTCCTGCCGTCGGAGACCCCGCCGAGGCGGACCCGGTCGAGCCGGACGACGCGCCCGCGGAGGACCCGGTGCTGCGGCAAGCTCTACGGCAGATGGTGCTTCAGAACCTGGAGCACCTGGAGACGAAGGTCCACGCCCGAAGCGACGCGATGAAGAAGAAGGGCGCGAAGCCGGAGGACGTCTCCGCTGGCATCGCTCAGGACGCCGAGTCGTTCCGCGAATGGATGTCCCGCGACTGCTACCCCGCTCTGGCGCTGATCCGAAAGACGGCGCAGGCGAAGGGCCGGCACCTGAACGGCGAGGCAGACCTGGCCCTCCTCGCAGCCGTGGACGCCGTCACGCAGGGGAAGCTACCGGCCGCCGAGGCTGACCGGCTCATGTCCGCGCTGCTCCCCGAGGTGGCCCCGTGAACCCGCTCCTGGTGAACCCGCAGGCCCGAGCAGCGCCGAAGAAAGGGTGCCTGTACCTCTACGACGCGATCGGAGAGGACGGGATGGGTGGCGGCATCACGGCGATCCAGGTCGTGGACGCGCTCAAGGAACTGAAGGCATCCGGGTCGAAGGAGCTCGAGGTTCGCATCTCGTCTCCGGGCGGGTCGGTATTCGACGGGATCGCGATGTACCGGGCGATCTCCGAGTGGGAGGGGCCGAAGACCGCGATCGTGGACGGCCTCGCTGCGTCCGCCGCGTCGTTTGTGATGCTCGCCGCCGACAAGGTCCAGGCCGGCGCGGAAGCGATGGTCATGGTTCACGAGGCGTGGGGCGGCCTCTTCGCCGCCGGCACCGCCGACGAGATCGTTGCCGCGGCCGAGGCGCTCGCCGCCCCCCTCCGCAAGGCGAACGAGTCCATCGTCGCCATCTACACGCAGCGGACCGGCATGGACGAGAAGAAGTGCCGCGCGCTCATGGCGGCAGAGACCTGGATGACGGGGGCCGAGGCGAAGGCGGCCGGGTTCGTATCCGAGGTTCTCCAGGACGAGCGCGCGACGGTCGGCACGGTGTCGCAGTCCGCCGCCGCGATCATCTCCAAGTTCAAGAACGCTCCGGCGCCCATCGCGGCGCTGGCCTCATCTCAGGTCGTGCGCGACCTGGAAGCACGGCTCCTGTGGAGTCGAGTGTCCCGAGCCCAGGCGGGCAAGGGTGCAGTGCCATCGAACCGAAACCACAAGGAGCACGCACCATGAGGAATCCGCTGGAAGTCCTGCGCGAGAAGCTCGCCCAGATCACCGCAGACGCGAAGGCCGTGGAGGCCAGCGTCGCCGCCGCCGGTCGCGTCGAGTTCACCGACGACGAGTCCGCCAAGCTCAACGAGCTGCACGCCGCGTTCGACGCGACGGAGAAGCAGATCGCGCTGCACGAGCGCACCGCCTCGATCGAGGCCGCCGCCTCCATCCCGGTCGCCCCGAAGACCGCCCCGAGCCCCGTCAACGCCACCCTGGCGCCGGCCTACGGCACCGCGTCCCGCACGCAGGCCGTCTCCGCGACGTACCAGAACCACGGCTTCGTCCGCGGGATCTCCGAGTTCATGCAGGCCGTGAAGATGGCGGCCTACGGGAAGTCGGACCAGCGGCTGTTGAACGCCATCACCACGTATGGCGGCGAGTCGACCGTCGGCGGCGGCACGGACGGCGGCTTCAGCGTCCCGCCCCAGTTCGCCGCGTCGATCACCGAGTTGGTGATGGGCGAGGAGAGCCTCGTCGCGAAGTTCAACCCGATCCTGACCGGCTCCAACCAGGTCGTGCTGCCCACCGACGAAACCACGCCCTACGGCACCTCGGGCATCTACGCCGAGTGGCTCGGCGAGGCCAGCTCGATGACGGCTCGCGCTCCGAGCCTGAAGCAGGTCACCGTCAACCTCCACAAGGTCGGCGCGATCGTGCATCTCTCGGACGAGCTGGTCGAGGACAGCCCGGCCATCCAGTCGCACGTGACCCGCAAGGTCTCGCAGGCCATCGCAGCCAAGGTCAACGAGTCGATCATGAACGGCGACGGGCTCGCGAAGCCGCTCGGCCTGCTCAAGGCCCCGGGTCTCGTGACCCAGGCCAAGAGCGCCACCGGCTCGACCAACATCGCGGCGCTCGACCTCGGGAACATGATCAGCCGCATGGTCCCCGAGTCGTTCACCAACTCGTTCTGGCTCGTTCACAACACCGTGCTGCCGAAGCTCTGGTCGCTCGTGCTGGGCCAGATGCCGGTGTACGCGCAGGACTACCGGCAGAGCCCGTTCGGCGCCCTGCTCGGCCGCCCCGTCGTCGTGACCGAGTTCGCGCAGGACTACAACACGGCCGGAGACATCATGCTCGTCTCGCCGGACGGCTACGCGCTCGCGATCAAGTCGGGCGGCATCCAGACCGCCGCCTCGATCCACTTCGCGTTCGACCAGGGTCTCCAGTCCTTCCGCGCGACGATGCGCGTCGGCGGAACCCCGCTCGCATCGGCCGCCATCTCCCGCAAGAACGGCAGCAACACCCTCTCCCACATCGTCGCCCTCGCGGCCCGCTCGTAGTTCGGCGGCAAGAAAGGAACTGAACCATGAGCGCATTCAAGAACTCCACGAAGCTCGCGACCGTCGGGCACCTGAAGTCGGTGTCCCTCGCGTCGACCGGCAGCGCCCAGACCACCGGGCTCTGGGAGGCATCCGGCAAGTGCCGCGCCTACCAGGCCGAGTGCATGGCCTCCACCCTGTCGGCCGGCACGGCGACGTTCAAGATCCAGTCGGCCTCCGACGCCGACGGGACCGGGGCAGCGGACATCACCGGGGCCGGGACGCTCGTCCTGTCCGCCGCGGGCGCGGTCGGCCGGCTCGAGCTGCCGGTCAGCCTCATCCCGGCCGCCAAGCCGTTCATCAGCATCGTCTGCACGACCGCCTCCGGGACGGGAATCGTGACCGGGACGCTGTCGATGCTGGACCCGAACTTCTCGGGCTAGTCGACCCAGGGCCTGGCCGGGAGTTCTCGCGCGCTCCCGGCCGGGCGCCTGTCTCGAAAGGAAAACGTGGCACTCGGAGACCTCACGACCCTGGAAGCGGTCCGAGCCTATCTGACGGGCGCGGTGCCCGTGCCGCAGGCCGATGAGGCGCTGCTCTCGGGGCTGATCTCGGCGGTGTCGAAGATGTTCGTCTCGGAGACGGGACAGGACGTTCTCACGAACGAGTACACCGACACCTGGAGCGGTGCCGGCGAGCTGCGGGTGTTCCTCGAGGAGTATCCGGTGCTCACCGTGACGAGCGTCCTGGTGGACGGCGCGACAATCCCGGCAAGGCCATCTGTCGGGCTCAACGGATGGGTCCTCTCGGACGCGGACATCGGCAAGGTGGAATTGGTGGGGCACACGTTCGCGGCTGGTGTCGCAAACTGCTCGGTGACGTACACGAGCGGGCTCGGCGTCCAGGCGCCGGCGGACATCGACCAGGCCGTGGTCGACCAGGTGGCATACCTCTACAAGGCGAAGGACCGGATCGGCGTCTCGAACGAGTCGACGTCGGCGGGCGGCTCGGTGAGCTACATGGGCGGGTGGACGGCGCAGCAGGGCAAGGCGGGGATGACGCCGCTCTTCATCGCGACGGTCGAGCGGTACCGGCGGGTGGCGTGATGGCGCGCACGTTCCAGATGGGGCGTTCGTACCCGGCGCCGGGCAATTCGTCGAAGGCGGACGGATTCTCGGTAGACCTGGCCGGGAGCGCCGAGTTCCAGGAGAAGCTGCTCAAGATCGGGCCGCTCGTCGTGGCGCGTGCGCTTCGCGTGATGGAGGTGCTCGGGACGGAGCTCGCGGTACGGGCGAATGCCGCGGCGCCCCGGGGCGACAAGCGACACGGCCGGAAGGTCGGGCAGCTATCCCGTTCGTTCAGGGTCTACGCGCGCCCGCAGTGGATGCAGCTCGGGAAGGTCGGCGTCGCGGTCAGGTCATCTACGAAGTACCACCACTTTCAGGAGTTCGGCGCGAACAAGCTGAACGCGCAGGTGGTGAAGCACTGGGACGCCTCGGGCGCAAAGACGGTGCGCGCGAAGAAGGGCCAGGGCGAGGGCCGCACCTTTCGGATGGGGACGAACCGGCTCAACCCCGGCGTGTTCGTGAAGACCTACCGGCGGAACATCATCATCCAGTCGAATCCCTTCTTCGGTGAGGTCATCCGCCGGAACAAGGACAAGATGCTCGCCGACGCGACGACGGGCCTGCTCTCGTACATCGACCGGATCTCGGCGGGTGGCGTCTAGTGGCCTTCGTCCGCGACACCTACTACGAGGCGCTGTACCAGCGGCTTTCGTCGCGCGTGACCGGCATCGCCACCTGGTCGCGGCAGTACCTCCAGTTCTCCCGGCTCCCTCCGGCGGCGCAACCCGCGTGCCTCGTGCTCGCGGCGAACCAAGGGTCGCAGCGCGAGCGAGGGCTTCCGGTGGTCTGGACGCTCGTCGCGGACGTCGTCATCTGGGTGCGCGCGACCGGGCAGAGGGACTCGCTCGACACGGTCTTGAACGGGATCATCGACGAGGTGGACCTGGCGCTCGACCGGGACGCGACCGAGGCCCAGGGCCGCCAGGTCGAGGGCCTGCGCACGACGCTCGGCGGGCTCGTGGAGAGCGTGGAGTACGCGGGGGACATCGACATCAACCAGCGCGAGGGCGCCGAAGAGGCGTCCGTGGTCATCCCGATCGTGATGACGGTGCTCGGCACAGGGTAGCGGTTCAACAGGCCGCCAAGGCGGCAGGAGGCAGTGATGGGTTACGTGTTCAGCGCCGGGCGGATCTCTTACGGTGGGGTCGAGATCGGCACCATCACGGACGTGTCGCTCGACCAGTCCGACTCGATCATCCCGCTCCCGGGCAACATGAAGGCGCCGGTGAAGATTGCGAGCGGCCCGGGGAAGCTCACCGGCTCGTTCAAGATGAGCGCGTTCGACGCCACGTTCCTCAGCACGATCACGAACGCAGTGATGGCGCCGACGGGCGCAGCGGTTGCGCTCGTCTGGTACCTGACCGACTCGGCCGGGGTGGTGAAGAGCGTCACCATGCCGAGCGTGATGCTCTCCTCGATCAAGCTCTCGGCGTCGGCGGACAAGTGGCTCTCCTGCGACGTGGCCTTCGAGGCGGCGTCGGTGGGCGGGACGGGCGCGGTCGTGACGGTCGCGACCGAGGCGGGCGGGGTGCCGACGCTCGGCGCCGTCGTCTCGAAGTGGGTGTTCAGCGCGGGCGCGTTCACCCTCCAGACCCACAGCGTCGCGCCGATGTCGGACCTCTCGATCGACATCTCGTGGACGACGGTCCCGCTGACCTCCAACTACCGGTACCCGATCGCCATCGCGAACGGCCCGGTCAAGGTGACCGGCTCCGCGAAGTTCGCGGCGCTGGACAGCAACTTCATCGAGAC